TATTTCCAGCTGTCAACTTCCAGCTATAACAAATTTGTTGATGCCGAGCTTGTTTGATTCGGTTGATGATCAATATTATGTTGATATCCATCCGCACTGTATTATCATCTCTGCTCGCAACAAGCCTATATACTTGCGTCAAATACCAAACCGCAGTAGTCCACCAAATATTCCGGCATCATTTCGTCGGTTATTCATGGGTTGTATTCTTAGTCAACCAATTGAGATTGCACCCCAACCTTTTCCTGTCAGTATGTGCAGTATTGATGACAGTCATCTTGACGGTGATAGCCACGTCTCCGACGCGACCGGTTTCCTTACGATATCAGGTCATTATGTTGAACGCGTGGTTTATTTCCCCACTGGCTGGCTTGTGTATTATTGCACATCTGACTGTGTTGCATGTCAAATGGTGGAGGGTTCGTACACCGTTGACATGGACACAGGATCGTCAGACGGAGATTGTACTGACGATGAGGAGGGAAGCGGACTCCGAGCCGATTCTGCCTCCAGTGGAACTTCCTCAACCACTTGTACCTGTGAATGTGGGTGCTCCTGTTGTGATCCCACATGTCACTGTTGTGGACGATGAAGAACCAGAGTGGATGCCAGAACCGTCGGAGGACGGTTTGGAGAGTGGTGATGATGCTGAATCGAATGATGACACTAACTCTGTTTCGGATGATGATATTAGTATCATTTCTGATATTGAGAGTGTTATTTCAATTGATTCAGTTGAACCAGTTGATGCTGTTGTGCCTGTGTTGACGCGTCCACGTGATGTCGATGAGGAACTTCCAGTTAATTTTGTTCCAAATCGCCATTACATTGGATGGTTGATGGGTGAAGTTAAGGTGCAGTTCGGATGCCCAACAATGTCCGAAGCAAATCGTTTGATGGTTCGCAGATGGGTTCGCGATAAAATGCGCGAACGTAAGATGCGTGTTACACATCAGCGACAGTGGCTGGACATTGTTACCAATAGTGTCTTCCTACCTAGTGATGAAGACATTATGGCACGCGAGATGCTCATGTCTCGCTCTGCTCGTAAATTGATCACTAGATACACTAGCCCCTTGTACACGTGGTGGGGCCAGTGTATTCCTGAACCCTTTTCTCGCGATTGAGGGGGCCTTGTTTATAACACTGGTGTTAGTACCAGGTCATTGCTGGATGATCCCAGAATCAGTGTTAATAAACAGGGGCCGTTGGTGCGTGAGAGGAGAATGTACTCGGTGTCAGGAATCGTTCCATTAGCTCGGTGGGGTGTCCACAATAATGATGTGGATACAACAGCACGAGCTATTCTGGAGAGGGTCTTATTGTGTAAGGATACAGGCACTTGGCAACGTCCTCCTGTTGTCAAGCAATATGTTTGGGACACTATGTTGTACGGGTTTAAGAAAGAGTTGCTTAAACATAGTTATTGTGTCGAGCCCTATTCCAAGGATGCATTCGTCTCTTCGTATGAAGGCCGACGCAAAACGCGTATGCAGAAGGCAGCTGATAGTCTTGATCTCGTAGAACTTGATTTTAGAGATGTCCGCCTTTCTACTTTTATTAAAGCGGAAAAGATTCCTTTTCACAAGAAGCCTGATCCAGCCCCACGTGTGATACAACCCCGTACGTCACGGTTTCATGTGGCATATGGGTGTTTTATCAAACCTATAGAGAAAATCGTATACAAAGCTATTGATGCTGTGTTTGGGAGCCGCACCGTTATGAAAGGCCTTAATGCTCTACAAGTCGGTACAATCATACATAACAAGTGGCGTCGTTTCCGTAGACCTGTTGCAGTGCCAATGGATGCATCTCGTTTTGACCAACACGTGCATAAATCTTCCATGTTATGGGTTAAAGGTGTATTATCAAATTTTATACCTAAAACTCACCGTCGGTCGTTCGGTAGATTATTCGACTGGAAGTTGTTTACAAAAGCACGTGCTGTTTGCCAAAATGGGGTTGTCCAGTACACTGTAGATTACGGATTGTGTTCTGGTGACATGGATACATCACTTATTGGTGTGTTAGATATGTGTGCTCTTTTATACACATATAAACACCAAAAATCAATTGACTGTGAAGTTGTTGACATGGGTGATGACTCCGTTGTCATAATGGAGCAAGATGACCTAGATTGGTTTATGTATGGTTTAGAAGACTGGTTTCGGCTGTGTGGGTTTAATATTGTCGCTGAAGAACCTGTATATGAACTGGAACATATCAGTTTCTGTCAGTGTCGACCCATTTATAATGGTGAGCAGTATATGATGGTTCATGAATTTCCAAATGCATGGTCTAAGGATGTATGTACATTGTTACCATTGAAAGATCCGAAAACATTTGATCGATGGTTGACAGCCGTCGGTCTTTGTGGGTCGTCATGGCTTGGAGGGATTCCCATTTACTCTGAGTTCTATTCTAAATTGATTAAATGTGACAACCCACTTGACCATCCTATGTTTGAGGATAATTCTGATCGGTATTGGGCTAGAGGCATAAAACGCTCTGGTTTCCCTGTGCATCCATCTACACGCGCATCTTTTTATTTGGCATTTGGTATTACACCAGATGAGCAAATTGCATTAGAACGCGCTATGGTGACACCAACCTGGACCAATCCTGTGCTCCTAGAAGGAAATTTGGGATTCGATTTCTATGGGTAACGCTAAAACTGAAGCAAAGAAACGTAATCGAGCTAATCGCATTGCGGCTGGCCAACCTCCTCGTGCGCGAAAAGGGAGGTTGAATCCTATTGTACAAAACTCTCAACCATGGCCGAAACAACGTGTGCCAGTTGGTCTGAGCGTTAATAGTACTAGTAATAGAAAGCGTCGTGTGACACGTGCTCAACGACGATCACGTCGTGGGTACCGTGTTACAAATGGTAATTCTACTATTCCGGAGTATCCGTTATGCTGCATAGATCCTTTCAGCATAGATGCTTTAGGATGTAAATTACCTGATCCCGACACAAATATGTCTGGTACTTTCCAAGTTCGGACCACCTATAACATGACATTTGATGCACATGGTATTGCAACGAATGTGTTCTGGCCTGATCCTGCTTGCCTAGTTATTAATACCGCTACAACTACCGCCCCTAACACGTGGACATGGGCAACAAATTATACCGGGCAAAATCCATATGTTCAACTTGGTGCTTTGCAAGGTATATATAGTTCGTGTCGTATGATTAGTGGTGGTATCACTGTGCGGTATTATGGACCTACAACTGGACAAGGAGAGGTATATGTGGCACCTGTGTTTATTGATGCCTCATTAGCAGGTACAACTGGGTTCAATGGTACCCTGCCACTTGGGATACCTGACGTAACTACGCATCCTGACTTGATTACTGAACCTGTTCTAACACTCATCGACAACGAGATTATGTGTCTATTTGAAAAGACATCGCCTAATGCAAATGACTATCGTAGTTTGCAATCTGGTTGGATTAACACAGCTTATCAATCTGGCATCGAGAATATCATTGGTATCAATGGTATTATTGTTGCTGCTGTTGCTGGGCCTACTTCAGGCACTGCACCAGCTTTGGTTGTTGAGATGTGTATCAACTATGAGGGTCTACCTGTGTCACACTCAACTAGTGCACTAAATCTTGTATCACCACCAGCTGCTAGCCGTCCTATTGTTATTGCTGCTGCTGGTAACTTGCTCAATTCAATTCCGCCTGGGCGGGTTGTTGATGGTGGTGGTATTAATGAAGAAAATTTCATTACTAAAGTTGAAGGGGCTTGGAACCAGGCAGTTAAGATTGCAGGGACCGCTGCAGATATTGTTGGTACAATTGCAAGCGTTGGTGCTCTTTTACTCTAGTTTCATGTCATCAAATCATGGTGTTCGGGTCACCGGTGACATTTGCTTGTTGTATTA